CTTTACAATATAGGAGAGGGTATCGACAATCATTGCCGGAAGCCCGCTGTGAATTTTTCTGATGTTTTCAGTTTCCGGCACTGCCGCCCAAAACCTTGAGCTTTCACCGTATCCAACGCCGATCTGCTTATACAGCTGTTCCAGTTCATAAGCGTCGCCGCGATACCATATCTTATTCCTGATTACTTCGGTTTCAAAGCTTAAAGGTTCATTGATCGTAATAGACCTATTATCTGCCGGTATGATATCCAGCCAATTTCTAATCATTTCCTTAAACCACCCCATTTTATCCCCGCTTTCATGATCTGTGTAATTTTTTTCTCAAAACAGTATTTACAAAGTATCGGATATCGTCCATAGCATGATCGTTTTCCTTGATCGGCTTATCGGATTCGCCTTTTTCGTCCCAAGAATAGCTTCCAAATTCCCGAATAGCGTCTTCACAGGAAGAAGAAAACTTTAACCGCCCTGTATTCAGCGCCGTAGCTACATTGCGTATTCCTTCCAACACGTCGTTGTTTGCGTGGTGAACCCGAAACCGTCCATGCCGCTTAATGCAGGTAATAAAAGAAGATGCCGACGGGTCGATAATAATCCGCTCTATGTATTTATCACCTGCAAAGTTTTCCAAATCCGCATAATATTCCTCGTCTGTTTTGGGCAGCGCATTTTTTCTTCCGGAATAGTAGTATTCTTTTTCTCTGTAGGCGATTCCTTCAGGCGTTACCAGCCATAGTCCTGCGGAAAACGGATTATAGGTGCCGTAATCAATGCTGATATAATATTCTCCATTGTCCGGAAAGGAATCTGTGACGTGCTTATCCCTTCGAAACATGGGATAAATAAGCCCCTCGGCCCGTACCCATTCGCCTTTAATATACCGGTCATAAAACACACCAGAATATAGGCTGTAATATCGTTCTAAAACCTCTGGAGAAAGCGAAGGATTGTCCTCCATCAAAAAGTGAAGGTGAAGAGCGTTCTTTTCTTCTGCACATAAAATCCATTCCTGATAAAACCAATGAGAAGGAGCGTCCGGGTTGCAGTTAAACCAGAAACGCGATCCTTCCACAGAGCATCTAGCTAATGCCTGTTCCACAAAAGAACGCGGCATAAGGGCAACCTCGTCGAGGAAAACGCCAGCCAATGTAATGCCCTGTATTAATGCCGCAGAGCCTTCATCTTTGCCGCCAAACACATAAAAGTAATTTGTTTTCCTTCCTCTGGTTACCGTAAGCAAATGGTTTGTGAATGACCAGGACAATTGATATCTGTTTTTTAAAAGATACCTTACTGACAACAGCGGAGTAATTACGTTTCTAACTGCGGATTGTACGGTCTTTCCGCAAATCGAAAAGTTCCTTTGATTAAATTCGTTCATAGCCCATATGATAAAGGCCAGCGACATCACAGAGGTTTTGCCCGACCGAACCGCGCCGTCACAGATCAAAGCCTGGTAACTAGTTTTTGAAAACGTCAGAATCTGTATTTGTTTATTCGACAAGCCTTCCGCCATCGCTGATCACCTTTTCAATGCTTTTTGTTAACGGGTCATCTTCTATTTCTTGGTCAATTCCATTTGTGTTTCTATCAAACATACCTAGATGCTTACCAATCAGCTCTAGGGCTTTGAGT